TAATGGTATAATTATAGAGTCTAAGGGGATGTTTACTGCTGCGGATAGGCGTAAGCACCTTGCAATTAAGAGACAGCATCCTAAGTTGGATATAAGATTTGTCTTTGAAAACAGTAGAAGAAAGCTACGTAAAGGAGCGAAGAGTACATATGGAGAGTGGTGTTATAAATATGGCTTACTGTATAGTAACAGAGTCATACCTGAAGAATGGGTAAAAGAAAAAGGTAAGAACAAACACAAGAAGTTTATAGCCTTTACAGGAACTAAGAGGAGAATTGTATGACAGAAGAATTGATACCTGAGTTTGATCCTAATGATTTTGCAATACGATTGCGTCCTCATATGGTAGATGGCAAATGGAATGGTGATGTAGATATATGTATAATGTGGGATGACAAACACAAACTTACAGGAGAAGACTTTACAAAGCTAATGCATTTGACTAAAATGATTTGTGCTTCTGTGCCTATGATGGAGTACGATGAAGTACTAAGAAGCGACATAAGTAATTACGTAACAGACTACGAGAATGACACGTTACCAAAGGCACATATAACTGAGCCTGTTCAGGCAGAAGTAACTAGTGTAGATGGTAATGTAATACACCTAACATTTAACACTAAGACGAAAGGATCAGCATAATGGATACACTTACAATGGGTAATGAGACTATTACGATTAAAGATACCAGTGGGCCATTTTCATTCCCATCTTTTGATATGGTAAATCATCCACCCCACTATAATCAAAATGGGGTAGAGTGCATTGACGCTATCAGTGCTGCTACAGGTAATAACTTTAAGTACTACCTGCAAGGTAACATAATGAAATACTTATGGAGGTTTGATTACAAAGGTAAGGCTGTAGAAGATCTCAATAAAGCTAAGTGGTACTTAGATAAACTAATAGAAGAGACTGAGAAGAATGAAGTGAGTGATTTAGCGGAATCATTTACATGAAAGTAAAAGTATTTATAACCTTAGACATTGACAAGGAGGAGTATCCTATGCCCTCTGATGGAGATGTTGCATCTGAAATAGATGATGGCTTACGCGACTACATCCATGATGTAGGAGGCTTAGAGGTATCATCATTAAAAATTACTATGGAGAGATAGACATGCACACAAATAACTATTTAAGTTCTGACTACCAAAATTTTATTGCACTATCACGTTACGCCAGATGGAGAGAAGGTGAGCAAAGGCGTGAAGGATGGCTAGAAACAGTAGAGAGATACTTTAACTATCTTGAAAATTATGTAAAAGATAAGTATGGTTACATGATGTCTGATGATATACACAAGAAACTGTCTAGTGCAGTACAGGACTTAAATGTTATGCCAAGTATGAGAGCGTTGATGACAGCAGGTGCACCATTAGATATATGCCATGTACCTAGTTACAACTGTTCATACATGACAGTAGATACGCCAAGAGTATTTGATGAATGCATGTACATACTTATGTGTGGTACAGGTGTTGGCTTCTCTGTTGAAAGACAGTACACAGATAAGCTACCCATAGTTAATGAAGAACTACATCATTCAGATACAGTAATTAAAGTAAGAGACTCACGTGTTGGATGGTCAAAGTCTCTCAAAGAATTACTAGCTATGTTATATTCTGGTCAGATACCTACATGGGATGTCAGTGAGGTACGTCCTGCTGGTGCTAGGCTAAAGACCTTTGGTGGTAGGGCATCTGGTCCTGCACCACTAGAGGATCTATTTAACTTCTGCATTGAGAAGTTTAAAGGTGCAGTAGGACGTAGACTAACTCCACTAGAATGCCATGACATCATGTGTAAGATAGGTGAGGTAGTAGTTGTAGGTGGTGTAAGACGTAGTGCATTGATCAGCCTGTCAGACATTGATGATGACCAGATGCGTCATGCTAAGTCAGGACAGTGGTGGGAGAATGAAGGACAAAGAGCATTAGCTAACAACAGTGTAGCTTATAGCACTAAGCCCGACATGGGAACATTCATGCGAGAGTGGACATCACTGTACGAAAGTCAGTCAGGTGAACGTGGTATCTTCAACAGGCAGTCAGCAGTTAAACAGGTTAAAAAAACAGGTAGAAGACAGTCTGTAAAACATTTTACAAATGAACCGTACCTGTTTGGGTGTAACCCCTGCTCTGAGATTATACTAAGACCATTTCAGTTCTGTAACCTGTCAGAAGTAGTGGCACGTAATACTGATACACTTAAAACACTTAAAGAGAAAGTAAAGTTAGCTACTATACTAGGTACATTACAATCTACACTTACTGACTTTAGATATCTACGTAAGATATGGAAGACTAATACTGAGGAAGAGAGGTTGTTAGGTGTATCTCTTACAGGTATCATGGACTGTCCATTGTTAAATGGTAAGCAACAGAGAAACAATCTTCCTAAAGTATTAGAGGAACTAAAGAAAGTAGCTGTAGATACTAACAAAAAAATAGCAAAGGCAATAGGTATCAACATGTCAGTAGCTATTACATGTGTTAAGCCATCAGGTACTGTGTCACAGTTAGTAGATAGTGCCAGTGGCATTCATGCAAGGCATAGCCCATACTACATCAGGACAGTACGTGCTGATAACAAAGACCCTATGACACAGTTCATGGTTGATATGGGTATACCTAATGAGCCTGACGTTACTAAGCCATTAGACACTACAGTATTTAGCTTTCCTACTATCGCCCCAACAGGGGCTGTAACACGTAATGACATGACAGCCATAGAACAATTAGATTTGTGGCTAACCTATCAAACACACTGGTGTGAACACAAACCATCTGTTACAATATCAGTTAAACAGAACGAATGGATGGAAGTAGGAGCATGGGTATACGAAAACTTTGATGATCTATCAGGCATTAGCTTCCTACCCTACAGTGAGCATGTGTATAAGCAAGCTCCCTATCAAGAGGTAGATAAGTCTACATGCATGGAGATGGTTAAGCGTATGCCAAGTAGAATAGATTGGAGTAAGCTATCTGACTACGAAAAAGAAGACGGTACATCTGGAGGCAGGGAACTAGCCTGTTCAGCAGGTGTATGTGAAGTTGTTGACTTAACTGCATAAGGAGTATACAATATGATTACACTAGATATAACAGACGATATGGTAGTAGAAGCTAGGCACAAGATGTTAGAGATGGGCACATTAAAGCAGTCCATCTTGAATGGTGGAGGTACACTAGCAGGTTTCATAGGGGAGCAGGTAGCTCTGAAAGTAATGGGAGGTAAGTGGATGAACACTTATGACTATGACATCATGCTTGACAATGGTAAGACAGTAGACGTAAAGACAAAGCAGACAAGTGTACCTCCACTAAGTCATTACGAATGTTCTGTGGCTAAGTTAAACACCAAACAGAAGTGTGACATGTATGCCTTTGTACGTGTTAAAAAAGATTTTAGCACTGCATGGTTCTTAGGTAGTAAAGATAAGATAGAGTACTTTGAGAAAGCTGTGTTTAAAAAGAAAGGCGATAAAGATGGTGACAATAACTTTGTTATCAGGTCTGATTGTTATAATATGGCAATTACTGAATTGGATCAACCGAATTAGCAGGGAGAAGTATTATGCGTAGAGGACTAAACAAAAATGATGCACCACTAAAGATACAGTGGCGTAGAGGTTATGATGCTTTCTATAGGGGAGCAAAGTATACTAACCCATACAAAGAGAACTCTATGCAATCTAGAGAGTGGGAACGTGGTTATAACAAAGCCTACTTTGAGACACTACGAAAGGTAAAGCATGAAGAGCAACTTAGAACAGTCAGCACTTAACTGGTTAAAGGAGAGATATGCAATGTTAGATTTTAATGATTACCAAAAGATCGCACAGACAACAGCTATATATCCACGAGAATATAGAATTACATATCCAGCTTTAGGTTTGGTTGGGGAAGCAGGTGAGGTAGCTAATAAGGTAAAGAAACTTATTAGGGATGGTGAAGATACCATGCCTCACGATTGGAAGGAACAACTAGCATCAGAGATAGGTGATGTGCTGTGGTACTGTGCAGCACTGGCATCTGATCTTGACATGTCGTTAAGTGTTATAGCTAAACAGAATAAGGATAAGCTAGAAGCTAGGTTAAAGAAAGGTACGATACAGGGTAGCGGAGATAAACGCTAACGTGCTAATACTTTTGCTAGTTCAGTAGCCATACTATAGTGATCAACAGAGGGTTCTTCCCTTTGTTGTTCTACTACAGATCTTCCAAATTTATCTTGGTATGCTTCATCTGCTAATGCACGTTGTTGTGCTGACAGTTTAATCCAGTCACCTCTACTAAAAGCAGTTGGTTCAGATAACCCAGCATCTATTTTTTCATATCTCGCCTCTAACCTACCTAGTTCAGAAGATCTTTCTCTGATACCAGATAATTCTTTTTGTACCATAAGTTTTTGCTGACTCTTAGACAAGCTATTATAGTATTTAGACTCTACTAAATCACCTAGCTCTTTCTCAACTAAAGGACCAAGATATTTATTTACAAATGCAGATGCTCGTTTATCACCTGTACGTGGAGTAAGTGTATAGTCTTCCATACCATGTTTAAGTAATTCTTTTTCTACGTTACTCCTACGCTCAACAGAAGATACACCATAGAATAATCTCATTACAGGACTTTGTACGTATCTCTCATCTTCCCTAGTTGTTTGCTCTCTTACAGGTAATGTCTTAGCTAGGAAAGGCATATTGTTATACAGTTTCTTCTTAGCTGCATCTACAAATCTTTCTTCTGGTGTGTCACCTTCTACCTGTGTAGCATCTCTTACTACAGCCTGTTCTTCATCAAAGATAGCAACAACATCAGTAACAATCTTAGCAGGTGTAGTGAATCTAGATCCCATCTCTCCTGTATACGCACCTAGCTTATCTGCCAGTTCTTCTGCTTCAATACCTTCAGTGATGCCTTTGTACATGATACCCATCATGTCATCTACAGCACCACCGTACTGACCCATTCTAAACCTAGTACCTATTACATTTTCTTTTGTCTTCTTCCAACTGATCTCATCAAACTTATCTAGTTTAATCTTAACGAATACATCAGCTAATGTTAGTATAGGAGCTAGAGGCCAGAACCTTCTAACGTCAGCAGGTTTGTTAGCCTCGCCTCTCATCTCATGTGGTTCAAGATCCTGATTCTCCATACGATATTGTATAGCTGCATATAATCCAGCAGTACCAACTACAGCTTTAGAGAACTGTGACCTAGCCCTAGATAGATCTGCACGTGTGGTAGCGTCATTCATTTGCTTACCAAACCTTCTATACATAGCATTAGTAAAGGTTGCAGCTGCATTAACACCACCTACAGGACTGAATTGCAATTGATGTGACAGTGCATTGACCATGAACCTAGCGTAAGGAAGTTCTCCTGTACCTAGTACTGGCATAAAAGGTAACTGCTCAACAAACTTAATAAAGTGATGAGCTATGTGCTCAGTACGCCCACCTCCCTGTGAAGTAGTACGTGGCATAGCAGCAAAAGTAGCTTCTAATGCTTCTCTCTGTGCATTCTTTAACACACTTGTAGGTAACTCTCTACCTTCTGCCTGTACTACATCAAAGTTTTGTCCTATTCTTCTTAGATGTTTATCTACAGTAGCAGAGAATACAGCCTTACGTGCAAACACATCCTGTACCATGTTAAGTGTGTTGGCAAATCTTGTAAACTTACTTAGTCCTTCATCTCCAACCTCACCTAATGATCTGTCTATAACTCGTGCCATAGCAGGATTACTACGTAACAAGTACTCTGTCATCTCAGATGCTAGTTGTGGATCATCTAAGTATGCTAGTGCACCAAAGGTATCCTTTACAATATCCCTCATGCCTTGCTTAGTACCCTCAATAGAGGATGTACCTTCCATAATAGATCGAGTAGCCTTACCAAAGTGGTACAGTGTACTTTCTATTGCATTAAAACCTACCTGCATTGTCTGTGTAAGTGCTAGTGTAGCTATGTTACCTGCTGTTGTACTAAATCTTGTAACAGCTAGTGCTCTACCTTCTCTATCTAAACGTCTTATACCATCCCAGATATAACCAAAAATATTTGTAGAACTAGCCTGTACACCTGCTAACTCATCTAGCTTCTTTACAAACTGAGGATGTAGCTCTCTTAATTTTTTTAATCTCTGCCCCATTGGAGCTAGAGTAGCTAGTGATTTACCAGCATCACTATATGTTACACCTACTATAGACTCAAACAATTGTGGAGTTAAACCTGCTTTGGATATTGCTTTGTCTAGCAAATCAGGGTCTAGCTCTTGTGCCTCAGTAGATCTTATAATAGAGCGCACAACTTCGTTGGCTTTCATAGTGGGTTCTATACCCGGAGGGGTCATACCCCTAGCAGTATAGTCATCAAAGATAGTCAGTGCTACTTTATTAATTCTTTCTAGTATATCTGTTCTTACTTTAGATTCAACTAAATCTATATTATCTACATTACCAAGTATCTCTAGATATTCTTTTGCATCTACTGGATCAAATATTTCATCAGGTATTTCTTCTCCTGCTTCTTTAACTGCTAAATCAGATTGGTGCTTTTGTAGTTTATCTGCTTTTATTTTGTCGGCTAATTCTATTTTATATGTATTACGTTTGTCCATTCTCTTTGCTAAATTAGCAAACTCCTGTTTTTGCTGTAGTCCAAACCCCAAACCACCAAGAGCAGCCCCTGCACCTGTTACATATGCAGTTCTTTCTAGGTCTAAATCAACATCTTCTATGTCTAAATTAGCTTGCTCAATACGTTGTGTTCCTACATCTAGGCTACCTGCTGCAGCACCCTCAGTAACCGCACCTATCTTTACACCTCTTATCATGCCTATTTTCTTAGCTTCTTTTAAAGCTGCATCCCTACCTTTTTTCTTTAGTGTTTCTTTTACAGCAAGCATTGCCCCTCTAGAAAACATCTTACCAAACACACCACCTAGTAATACAATAGGATCAACTACAGTATAGAATAGGTAGTCGAATATTGCAGAGCCAGCACTGCCACCACCTTTTTCATAGAAGTTAGGTAAATTATTTTCTACATCTATATATACATCAACAAAGTTTTCCCTTTCTTCAGGAGAAGCAGTACGTATCCAATCAATCATGCCTGACATGTTCAATGTATTATTTTCTATGGCTCTTTTGAATGTTAAAAATCTCTCAAAGTATTCTTCGTTAGTTTCACCTTCTCGTTGACCCCCATCTTTTCCATAATAACTTTTATCAAATCGTCTAATCTTATCCATTACTTCTGAATTACTAGCGTACTCTGCTTTAGATATTTTACCTTCTTCTACCTCTTCTTCTGTAACAACTTCTTCCTCTTCTCCTACATAGTACTTATCTATTAAAGAAGAATCACTCTGCGCTACAGGCACAGTCTCCTGTTCTGTTTCCTGTATTGTAGGAGCAACAGTTTCTGTTTCTTCTTCCTCTTCTCCTACATAGTATTTATCTATGAGTTCATTATTTGACATTGTAGGAGCAACAGTTTCTGTTTCTTCTTCCTCTTCTCCTACATAGTATTTATCTATGAGTTCATTATCAGATAATGTAAGTTGAGTTGTAGACATTTTAATTCCTAAGTTTGTGGACCCATTTTGTCATATTCAGTACCGCCTAAAGGATTTCTTCTACCTTCTAATAAAGCACCAAATCTTTCTCTGCGAGGTACAAGACCCTGCTTATCTCTTCTAGGCCCCTCGCCCATTGTTTTTTTAATTTCTTCAGCAGTTAATTTATTTTTAGTAAATGAAGGATCTAGTCCACTTGCTTGTTCTTTTTTTATCTCTTCTACAACTTTTTTAATTTCCTCATTACTGTAACCTGATGCACTAAATATTCCTATTGCTGTACTTTCTTTTTCATTTATAGGAATAGAGGGATCATTTTCAATTTTTCTTAATGTTTTTACAAAAGTATTTTTATTTAGTATAATTTTTTTCTTAGGTGCAAGAGCAGTACCTGTACCAGTAGCAGTACCAGTAGCAGTAGCTGTAGCAGGAGCAGTAGTAGTATTAGAGGTATCTATTCCTAACGTAACTCTTAACTCACGTATCTCTTTATTTAAAAATTTTTGCATTGATACAGAATCAGCATTATCCGATTTAACAACTAGATTATTAGCATAATTAACATACCCATTAAGTAATTCCATGTTGTATTCTTTTTCTGCTTGCTCACCCGGAATCTCATCTGTTATATATTTTCCTGTTACTTTATCAAACACTCTTCTTTTAACAGGCCGTGAAGGATTTAAAGGATCAAAGCCTACTTTTTTAGCAACAAAGGCGGGTAAACCCATTACCATTGCTTTAGTCATTGTACCTGAGTTACCGTAAGTTTTAGTACTAGGTGTTGTTTCAGTATTGAAACGTATGATAACCTGAAGTAATTCTTCTGCTTCTGCTGTCCTACCTTCATTTACTAATCTAAAGTACTGACTTTCTGGATCTTTATCTGGAGATATGTACCTTTGTATTTTACGATTAGCCTCTATTTTTTCATTTACAGTTTGTAATTTTAACTGGTATTCTTTTTTCTTTTCTTTAGGTGTTTCGGTTGAGTTTATTAGATCAGTAAGTCTTAATGCCTCTTTTGCATTAAATATCTGTTCGTCTTTTATTGAATACTGAATTGGAATAACAGTATCAGTAATACCACCTCGTACTTTTGTCAACCCAGATATATCACGTACTGATCTACCACCAGTTGATGCTATAGCTGCCTCTGTTTTTTTCTTAACTACTTCTGGACCACCATATCCAAAGTACTTAGCAATACCACCAGCAGTAGTTTCTGGTTCTCCTAATGGTTTTACAGCAGGGACAGCAGACTGCGCTAAAGTATTATAAAACTGTGCGTTTGGTTTTTTTCCAAGTTCTGCTTCTGTTAGTTTATAAAATTGTACAGGTGTAATACCAGTTTTTTGAGTGTAGTCTAGTAGCTTAGTAGTTGCTTCTTTAGCATAGGCCAAACCACCTTCTTGAATAAAATCATTTAAAATAATACCTGCTCCCGGTCCTATCTTACCAGCAAGTGCCTGTATCTCTTCATTAGCTTTTTCTACTTTCGCCTCTCTTGCGTCATTACGTTGGGCAGTTCTAGCCTGTCGTAAACTAGTAAGACGAGCAGTTTCTGCTTTAGCAGTACGAAACTCTTCCTGCAATGCTCTATCTACACTTCCAAATAAACCTGCTGTAAATCCTGATGCAAATCCCATTATTGTCTCCTGCTCATTAACCCACCACCCATGTCAGGTTCCATAACTGGCATAGGCATATCTTCTGGTTCTTCATTTGTTTTTTCTGTAGTAAATTCCTCTAACTTAGATAGTAGCAGTGAAGTATTCATAGGCTTATCTTCTGTATTTTTTTCCATACCACTATTATATTCTATACCAGCAGCTTCTACTGTAACTAGCATCATCTCCATAATCACAGGCAGTGCAAGTATACCAGAGTCTACACTATGTATGCCCTGCATTACACTGTTCATTTGTATTGTATTAGCTATTGTGGTTAGAGGTATGCCTGTCTCAGCTACATCTACTAGCATGTCAGCAAACTCATCTTCTGCTAATTTTTCTATGTAGTATTCTGCCACATCTTTAGTCTTAGTAAATCTAGTAGGTTGTTGCCAAGGTCTATTGCCCACTTCTGTTGTTAATGACATGCCCGGAATAGGAGCGTCAAATTTAGGTTCATCAACCATCTTTAAAGTTACCTCTCTGGTCTTGTATAACACGCACATACTGTCTTACTATGTCAATTTCAGATGGAGTTTCTTTCTTCATGCTTTTTGTATTACGTGTAAGCAGACCTGTTTTTTTAGGTTCAGGTTCTACTGTCTCCATACTTTTCATTAACCTATTATACACATCTGTTGTATAGTTATTATTCATTAACTTAATCCTTTAGTTATAAAAGCAGCACCTAATGTACCAACTAAACCACCTATTGCTTGACCAGCAGCAGATCTACTTGCAGATTCCTGTGCATCTCTACGTGCATCAGCATTTAAATTAGCCTCTGCTAGTGATGCTATTCTATCTAGTTCATTCTCAGCAGAGGTATATGCATACTCAATCATATCTGAATACTGTTGCCATAGATCACTGTAAGCTGTATTAGATATGTCTAGCAAAGCTGAAGCATTTAATTCGTTTACACGATTCTGTGCAGCTGTATCTGCTGTAGCTATCTGCCTACGCCATACTGCATTTGCCTGATCAATGACTAGTCTATTCTGTGCATTGAACTGATCACGTTGATTTTCTATTTCTGCATTAAATCTACTGACAGTGCCTTGTTGACCTGCATTAAACTGTGCTATAGCATTCTTCTGTGCATCATTAAACTGACTAGTCTGTGTAGCTAAGTTAGCAAAGAATTGATTTGATTGATTATCAGATGAAGCATTAAACTGCTTACGTGCATTGTCTGCTGCACTGTCAGTAAACAGAGACTGTATGCGTTGCTGTGCATTAAACAGTGTAGTCTGTTGTGCGTTACTTACATCTGTCATATCTTTCTGTAAGAATGCCTGTGCTTCCATTACAGCTGCTTGTTGTCTGTTATTAAGGTTTGATATATCTAACTGTGCTAATGAAGCAATCTCTGCCATCTGTACAGCTTGTTTATTACTTAAGTTACTTAGGTTCATTGTGTTTACAATGTTACTATTTTCTAGCTGTACCTGTTGCTGTGCAGTAAAGTTTTTATCTGCAATGTCTGCAACTCTTGCTGCATTAGTTACACGAGATTGGAAACCTTGATCAAATTCCTGACCCATAAAACTAGCACGTTGCTGTGCATAGAATACAGCCATTTGTTGCCTATTAGATAAATTCTGTCCTTCAAACTGTGCCTGTATTTGTGCATCTGCCTGTGCTATAGGTAAGGCTGACTCCATAGCTGCCTGTACAATAGCCTGTCCAGCTATAGATGAAGAACCTAATCCACGCCTAACCATCTCAGCAGTGGCAGCTCTCATTGCACCAGCAGCCCATGATGGGGGATTAGATGCATCAAAGTCAGTAAGTAGATTGCTAAGTTGTCCAGCTACAGTAGCAGAGGCAGTGGGATTAGCAGACTGTGCAACTATCTGTTCTACAAACTTAGCAGCTTCAGATGCTTCTGCAACAGGAGCTACTGTTTCTGCCTCTGTTATACCTGCACGTTGCACTTGTGTGCTAGGATCAATTGCTATACCTGTACCTGTTTTAGCCTGTTCTCCTGATATAAGAGATTTAGTCTGTTCTTGTGCATCTGGTTTAGCTTTAGTCAGGCTCACAGTCTGTCCTGTTGTGTCATCAGTTATAGTTTCAACATCAGTTTTTGTTTTAGTTGTATCTGCTACCTGTGCTAATGAAGTACCTTCTTGTGTAGCTGTAGCACCTGTTGGTGCAGCCGCAGTACCAGCAGTTGCTGTTGGATCTGTTGCACTTAACTGACTATCAGTTGTACTAATAGTTGTACCTGTTGGTACTGTACCACCCGGCCCTGCTATTGTCTGTGCATCTAAACGTGTGCCATCTGCTAGTACAGGAGTTTCTAGTCTAGCTGCGCTTATATCTGCTATATTAGTTAAACCTGCATATGGAGATTGTGGTGGTACAAGTGCATCTATTTTAGTTCTAGTACCCTGTAACATCTCTTGTCTACCAAACTGTATAAAGTGTTGTCTTAATTCAAAATCACTTAAGTTTGCAAGATCAGGATTATTATCTCTATATATTTGTAACTGTGCATTATTTAATATCTGTGCATTTCTATCAAAGTTAGTTGCACCTGATGCTCCACCAATAGCTATGTATGTTGTACGTAACTCTCTTGGTGTCATATTTTGATATGCTGGATTAGAGTATCTAAATGCTTCTAGTTGTTCTGGTGTTAAATCAAACTGTACAAGAGGTGGTCTAGCACCAGATGCTATTTCATTTCTACCAAACTGTGCGTAGTGTGATCTAGCTTCAGCTAAAGTATCTATACCAGCTGCACGTAAGTCAGGAAACTGATCTAAGTAATCCATAATAACTTCATCTGGTGCATCATCAAAATTAGTTGGTTCTAGTGACAAACCAGTTAAAGGATTAATTCTATTATCATTACCAAAAGCATCATAGTGTGCCTGTGCTAATCTTTGGTTTTTCTCTTGCTCAGTTAAACCCTGTAATGATGCTGGATCTAAACCAAATGTATTACCTGCATTAATAGCATTTATAATGTCAGGTCTATTTGCTAAGTACACACCACCATCTACAAGCGCACCTTGTCCGGGTATTACAGTTTGACCTGCACCAGCATCTGTACCTGCTCCTACTCCTGCACCTGCATCTGCATCTGTACCTGCATCTGTACCTGCTGATGATGCAGTTATTTGTACACCCGGTTGATACTGTCCAACAGGCAACTGTGCATTACGAAATGCTGGCATTTCATTTATAGCTTCTTGTTGTTCTGGAGTACTAGAATAAAAGTTACGTATATGTTGTTGATCAGTAGTTAAACTTTCATTAGGTATAGATGCTAACTCTTGTAGTGTAGCAAATGTACGATTAGGATCGGGTGGTGCAGGTAGTGTACCTCTAATTGCATCAGAAGCAACCTGACCTATACCTGTACCTGCTGATGGAGGTTGTGTTACTGGACTTGCTGGTGCAGGTTGTGTACCTGCTGGTGCAGGAACTCCCGGTCTGTCTTCACCACCACCAAACCTTTGAAAATGATCTCTTGCATCTAGAAACTCACCTCTCTGTACAGCCTGATCTACGTCTGGGTTTGCTTGAAGATAACTAGTAGCATCAAACTCTGGTGGAGGTGTAAAACCTGTTACATTTTGTCTGTCTTCACCACCACCAAACCTTTGAAAATGATCAGCTGCACTAGTAAAATCACCTGCATCTACGGCTGCTTTTACATCTGGATTAGATGCTAAATACGATTGAGGATTAAAACCTTCAGGCAGATTATAACCACCAGCTTGAAAGTTACGTACATAACCACCACTAGCCATGAGCATAGCTTTGTTTACGTAGCTATTCATCATCTGTTGCTTATCAGGATTTTTCTGTAAGTATTCTTGAAAGCCTGTCATTGGACCTGTATAGCCCATTCTGTCAGCCATCTTACGCATTCCCGATTCTTTAAAACCTGCTAATTGTGCCATCTTATATTACCTTTTTTCTAGTACTTTATCTAACTTATCCTCTAACCTATGTAGAGCTTCTGTAACCATACGCATATCTTCTCTTAACTCCTGTTTAGTAGAATAGTCCTCTCTAGTTCTATTTAAAAGTATATCTATTCGTTTAACCTCTGCCATTTGGTTTCTAAACATCCATATAGCAGGTGCAATCACTAGCGTTAGTACTACGTTCCAAAAAATTACTGGTGATATTTCTTCCATTAGTTATTAACCTTTCACTATAATCTCTGTTGCAGATATTGCAGTTCCAGCTACTACACTAGGATCATCTGCCGTTGTTCCTAACGTGCCATCAGTCTGCACATAGTATGTCTGACCTGCTGTTAAACCTGATTGATCTTTGTTTACTGTACCAACTACATCTATTGTAGCTTCTGCTGTATCAGAGTATGTACCACCTGATGCTAATCCTATGTAGTTTTCTGTTGTTAATGTAACAGAACCACTTACTTGCTTAACAGTACCATCAGTATGTACAATAACTGGCTTACCATTTGTAATCGCACCAGATGCAACAGCTTTATATTTACCTGCTTGTTTAGGGGGAACGTATGCTACCATTTCTTACCCTTTCACAATCAATGTAGAACCAGCTACTGCTGTTCCTGCTGTTACTGATGGACTATCTGCTGTCTGACTTAATGTACCATCTGTTTGTACATAATATGTTTGGGCTGGTGTCATACCAAGTTCTCCTCCTATTGGAATAACCATAGAAGTTGCAAGTTTTTTTAAGACATCAAAATCATAAGTAACTATAAATCTTTCCGTTGTGCTGTCATAAATACATTGTGTTTTCCAACCATTACCATCTTGATTACCACCGGGATTAATAACTGCATTAAGATCTATTGCAAACTCAGTACCATAACTGATGGCAGATCCATCTCCATTCATAGTACCAATTATTCCGTATACATGATTAGTACTTGCACCGCTTAATGTATTGTCTCTATAAACTATTAAATGAGTATTTGAGGTTGTATCATAACAACTAGACTGATAAATAGTACCATCATTGTTTGTATCATCATTAAAAGTAGTAACACCTGTAAGACTAATGCTTGTACCTGATACAGTACCAATCTTACTTTTTCCTCTTTTGTCACTTGCATCATAAGTAATAAGAACTTTATTTACATCGGGATTAAAAACTGCTGTAAGGTAATCAGTAGGGTTGCCAGTATCTACATCTACCGCAGTTCCAAAAGAAATAGACGTACCTGATACAGTTCCTACAATAGCCTTACCTTTATTACTGTCTCCAACATCTCTATATACAATAACAACTCTGTTACTATTACTGTCATAAGTTATAGCATTTGGTGGAAAAGTAATAGTATAGGCACTTTCATAAACTACAGCAGTTCCAAAAGAAATACTATTATCAGAATTGTCTACAGTTGCTACAATAGCAGTGCCATAATTACTATTATTTTGATCTCTCCATGAAATAATTACTTTATTAGCAGTAGAGTCAAAAGTAAGATTTATCTCTTTTGCTACAGCGTCTTCAAAAACAACAGGAGTTCCAAAAGAAATAGTATTTCCTGAAACAGTACCTACTGCTGCGTAACCTTTACCATCTGTTGCATTTTCATATGCTACAACAATTCTATTAGCATTTGTATCTAATATCCCAGATAGACTATATGCAGTAAAAGCGTCAGTAGAAGTTCTATCGCTATAGGAAACAGTATTGGTAGCTTGATCAATAGTGCCTACTTTATAATACACTACAGGTTCTCCAGAACCTAAATATATAGTATATAATATTACAAATTTTCCTGATCCAAGAGAGATTGTTGTTGATCTAAAAAGATAATTTGAAGAAACCTCTTCTATAATTGTTCTGTCTGTAGGTGTAGGAACAGCCACTGCTGTAGGTGGTATATTATCAGCAATAGCACCTTTAGTATTTATCGTAACAGGTTGTCCAGTAGCTACTGTATCTTGTGCAAAGCCTATGAAGTTTTCTGAGGTGAGGTTTATGCCAGAACCCAGAGTTAAAACATATGCAGTTCCGTAATTACTATTACCTGAATCTGCATGGGCAACTACCAATTTATTATTAGAACTATCAAAAACTACAGCAGAATATGAGCCTGATGTAGCTGTATCTATAACAAAATCACTTCCAAAAGTAATGGTGCTACCACTTACAGTTCCTGTTACTACACTAAACCCATTATTAGAGTTCACTATAACTATTTTATCATTACTAGTATCGTAGGCAATACCTACATAAGATGCAGCATTCCCTGATGCTGGAGTATCAAAATTGATAGCATCTCCAAAACTTATAGATGTGCCTGATACAGTACCTACCCTTGCTTCTCCTACATTTGAACTACCTGAATTTGCATAGGCAACTATTGTTTTTTGTTGATCAGGGTCATATGCGTTTACCATATAGTTTGTAGCTGCTGAAGATGTAAAAGCTGATGCACTTCCAAAACTTATACCTGTACCTGAAACTGTTCCTACAACAGCAGTTCCATAGTTACTATTATCTGCATCTCTATAGGTAAATACAACTTTGTTATTTGTACTATCAAAAGATGCTGAAATGTTATAAGAACCTGCACTTTCAAACACTACAGGGGTTCCAAAACTTATAGATGTGCCTGATACTGTACCAACAACAGCAGTTCCATAATTACCATTACCTGCATCTTTGAATCCTATAACTACTTTATTAGAGTTAGAGTCAAACGTAGCTCCTTGAGGAAAAACATTACCTTGAGCAGTGAACTGTGCTTCAGATCCAAGACTTATACCTGTACCAGAAACTGTACCTACTTTAGCTTTACCTACACCGCCTCTTGAGTAAACTAAAACTACTTTATTTGAGTCTGAATCAAATACAACAAGTGGATCTTGTACATTTGCTTCTATTGAAACAGGGGTTCCGTAACTTATAGATGTGCCTGATACTGTTCCGACAACCACTAATCCAGCATTACTACTACCATTTACATATCCAATAACAACTTTGTTATTTGAACTATCAAAACCCAAATTTATATAATTTGTTGGATTAACGCTTTGAAATACCGCTGCTGATCCTACACTGTCAGGATTAGGAACACTCACAGTACCATCAGTATTCACAACTACAGGCTTACCACCAGTAATAGCACCTGATGCCGTACCTTGTGTCTGCCT